CCGGCCATCATTGGCATCGGCGTGCGCCGCGACCACGAAAAGCAGGGCCGACCGTTCCACAGCTGGGCCAACCAGCCGGTGCAGGGCATTGTTGGTCCCTCACGTCCCATCAACTTCTCGCTCACGGATGGCGCGACTGAAGGCCAGCGCTTGCTGTCGGCCAATATCGGTGTGCTCCTGCGCGGTGAAATGGGCGTGGAAAGTGCGATCGGTCAGGGTGGCTTCATCTTCGTGGGCACCGACAACGCAGGCGAGGACGATCTCTGGCGCTTTTATAACGTCACCCGCGGGCGTGACTTCATCCACCTTATGCTGCTGCGCACCCTGCGGTTCTATCTGGGGCGGTTCAACATCACCGGCCAGACCATCCAGGCGATCCTGAACACGATGGAAACCGGCCTGCGCAATCTCAAGGCCGATGGCGACATCCTCGGCTTCGAGATGAAGTTCACCCGCGATCAGAACACGCCCGAAGAACTGCGCCAGGGCCGCTTCACGGTCAGCTTTGCTGCCGAGGAAGCACCAGTCCTGCGCTATCTCGGCATTCAGTCCGCGCGCTACCGCCCGGCGCTCGATGCGCTGCTTGATGATCTGCTGGCGCAGGTCGGTACCATCACAGGATAAAGGGAATTACCATGAGCAATATCTACATCATGGAGGCCGCAAACCTTGTTTTGTGGCGATGAGAACCCCACGGCGTCAAAGCACCTGACGCTGACCGAGTTGCAGCTGCCCAACCTGCAGGAAATCACCCAGGACCATCACCCGGGCGGCTCGCGCGTGCAGATCGAGGTCGCGCTTGGTATCCAGAAGCTGGAGGCCAGCTTCAAGCTCGCGGGCTGGGATCCGGACCTGCTGACGCAGTTTGGTCTTGGGGCCACCGCGCGCAAGAAGTTCACCGCCTACGGCTCAGTGCGCGACAAGCGCAACGGCGTGGCAATCGAGGCCAAGGCGGTGCTGGAGGGTCGTCTGGGCACGGCGAACCCGGAAGCGTTCCAGCGCGGCGAGTTGCAGGGCTTTGACTACGCCATCAACGAAATCCTGCATTACGAGCTCTATTTCGAGGGCGCCGAGAAATATTACTGGGACTTTTTCACCACCGATTGGCGCGTCAACGGCACGTCCCAAAACGCAGACGAGCGCGCGATCTTGCGCCTTCCCAACAGCTTTTGAGGTGATCCATGTCTGACGCAGCAAAATCAAAGACCGTTTCCTTGTCCGTGCCGGTGACCTTCGAGGGTCGCGAAATCACCGAGATCCGCATTGCCAAGCCCAAGGTCAAAGACCTCAAGCGGATGAACGCGTCGCTCGACGGCATCACCGACCGCCTGGATCAGGGCATTGTCATGGCCTCGGCGCTGACGGGCTATCCGGTCGAGATGATCGAGGAGCTCGACACTGACGACTTCACCGCGCTGTCGGAGGTGATTGCGGATTTTTTCCCCAAGGGCACGGCTTCGCCGCCTGGCGATCGGTCGTTGCCGAAACCGCCCACTGGCTGAACACGCCGCTCACGGCTTTTGAGGAGATGGAGTGGTCCGAGGTGGTGCTTTGGCACGCCGAGGCCCGGCGTCTCGCGCGGGCCGTAAAGATGAAATGATCCTACGACGCATCGGGCGTCCCGCGCGATCGCATAGGCATAATCCATGACACAGCTCACGTCCCAACTGGTCATCGAACTGCTGGACCGGGTGACCAGCCCGGCGCGCCGGGCGGCCAATGCGCTGGCGGGCATCTCGAACACCGTCCGCGAGACCAATGGCCAGCCCATCACCTTCGGGGACCGCCTGAACGCGGCCATAACCCGCAACAACCGCGCCCTCGCTGATGCGCGCGGCGGGCTTGTGGATGCGGTTGCCAGCTTTTACGCGCTGCGCAGCGCGATTGGCGCGCCGATCCAGGCGGCGTCGGATTTTGAAAGCGCCATGGCGGATGTGGCCAAGGTGGTGGACTTCCCAAGCCCTGAGGCCTTTGCGCAGTTCCAACAGGACCTGTTCGCGCTGTCGCGCGACATTCCGATCGCGGTGACGGGCCTTGCGGACATTGCCGCGGCGGCGGGTCAGGCCGGGATCGCGGGGCAGGACCTGATCCGCTTCACCGATGCCGCCGCCCGGATTGGCGTGGCGTTTGATATCAGCGCCGAGCAGGCGGGCGGCTCGATGGCCAACCTGATGACGGCGCTCGGGCTGACCATTGACGAGACGGTGTCGCTGGCTGATGCGATGAACCATCTGTCCAACAGCCAAGCCTCAAGCGCTGCAGATATTTTGGACGTGGTCCAGCGTGTGGGCGCGCAGGCGACCATGTTTGGCTTTACCGCCGAAGAAACCGCTGCCTTTGCTTCGGCGATGCTGGCGGCTGGTGCGCAGAGCGAGGTGGCAGCCACATCTTTCCGGAACATGGGGGCTGCGCTGACGCGGGGGTCAGCTGCAACAGCCACCCAGCGGAGTGCCCTTCGCGAGCTTGGGCTTGATGCGGAAGACACCGCGCGGTCCATGCAGGAAAACGCGGTCGAGACCACGATCGACGTGCTTCGGCGCATCGGCCAGTTGCCAGCCGAGCAGCGCGCGGCGATCTCGTCGCAGCTCTTTGGCAATGAGGCCCGCGCGCTCGGACCGCTGCTGACCAATCTCGGGCTGGTCGAGGATACGCTCGGCATGGTCGGAGATCGCGCGACCTATGCGGGGTCTGCCTTTGCGGAGTTTGCAGTCCGCAACAACACCTTCCAAGCCAACATGCAGCGGTTCCAAAACGTGCTGACCGAGTTGCAGATCAATATCGGCAATGCGCTGATGCCCGCGATCACGCAGCTTGCTGAAGCCGTCACGCCGCTGATCACCCGTCTCGCCGATCTGGCAAATGCCTATCCGGAAGTGACGCTGGCGGTGGTCGGTGCGACCGCAGCGGTGATCGCCTTCAAAGGCGCCATGGCGGCCCTGCGCTTTGCCGGGCTTCTGGGGCGCGGCGGTGTTCTGTCGCTGATTGCGGCGGGATACAACAGCATCGGCCGGGCGGCCATCGGGGCGCGCACTGCGGCAAGTTCGATGATCGGGCTGCAATCTGCGCTGGCGGCTATGTCAGGCCAACCTCTCGGGACGCTTGGTCGTTTGCGTGCCGGGCTCACGGGGATCGCGCTGGCGGTCCCGGGCGTGGGTGCCTTGTCCTCCGGCATTGCGGCCATAGGTGCTGCGGTCGCAACGATCTCCACCCCGGTCTGGGGCACGTTCGCGGTGGTTGCGGCCGCAGTGGCCGCGGCTGGCATTGCCATCTGGCGCTATTGGGATCGGATCAGCGCGATCTTCACTGGCGTGGGACAGGCGATCGGCGCAGCGCTGCAGCCGGGTCTCGATTGGGTTGGTGAAAAGCTGTCCTTTCTGACGCCGCTGGTCGATGGGTTCGGTGCAGCCTGGGGTTGGGTGCGCGAAAAGCTGTCGGGTCTTGGCGAGTTGCTCTCGGGTCTGTTCACCCGCGAGACCCTGTCCGAGGAAGACATCGCCCGGATCACCGAACGGGCGCAGGAAGTCACCGAGAATATCATTGGCTGGTTTGCTGACATGCCAGCCCGGATCGGCGAGGCCGCCAGCGCATTGGTTGAGGCGGGCCGTGGCCTGATCCAGTCGATCTGGGACGGGGCCCGTGAGCGGTTTGGGGAGTTCATCGACTGGGTCGCGGGCATTCCGGGCCGTATCATCGACGCGATTGGCAGGATTGATTTGTCCAGCCTGGTCAGCTTTGGCGAGCCGCCGCGTTGGCTGCGCTGGATGATGGGCGAAGAGGAGGTCACGCCGCCAGAGATCCCGGCACCGCCGCGGCAGGCTGAATTTGACAGTCTGCCGGAGGACCAGCGCTCCGCGGCTGAGACGCTGGCGGCGGCGCGCGCGGCCGGAGATTTGCCCACGCCGCAATATCTGCAAGACCTGTCAGACTACGCCGGCCACCTGCACGGTGAAATGGCCGGGGTTCAGGCGCAGATCGACCAGATCGATCAAAATGGACCGATGGGCGACAGCTTGGCCGCGCCTTTGCTGGCCAACCTTGGACGGTTGCAGGAGGAGCTGGTTGGGGTCGAAGCAGATCTCGATGCGGGTCGCCTGCGCGCGGACGAGGTGACAGAGGCACTACGCATTCTCGGGGAAACGGACACAACACCCGAGATCGACACTGCCTCCATCGACCGAGCACTCACCCGCGTACGCGCGCTCCGCGCTGAAATGGCTGCCGCGGAAGGCAGTGCGGTTGCACGCGTGCCATCGGTGCCGGAGATTGACGGTGCCCGTGCCGGTGGTGGCCCGGTCAGCCGGGACGGCACCTATCTGGTGGGTGAGGAGGGGCCAGAGCTGGTCACGCCATCGCGATCAGGCTTTGTAAACACCTTTGGCGCAATCCAAGATGTGGTTGCAGCAATCCAGCGACTGCCGTCAGCGGTTGCGGCTGTCCAGTCAATCGGGCCGCAGCTGGTCACACCAACGCCTGCTGCGTCGGAGGCAGATGCAATCGAGGGGCCAGCGTTGCGGGTCGGCACAACGGATGCGGTCGATGCACCGGCGGCAGCGCAAAGGGTGCCGCGCGCGGCGTTTCCAAAGATCGACGTGCAAATCAGCATCGCGCCGACCATCCACACCACAGAGCGCGTCGATCCTGCGCAGCTCTCCCGCGACATCAGTGAGCAGATGCGTAGCGAATTGCGTGAGGCTTTCCGCGGCGTCTTTGCGGATACAGGTATGAGGTTTGCGTGATGCTGATGATGTTGGGGCCGGTGCAGTTTGAGGTGATCCCCTTCAACACGAACACCTATGGCCATGGCCATGAGGCGGGCTTTGCCGAAAAGCCCGTCCTCGGGACCCGCCCACCGCTGGAGTTCGTGGGCGAAGGCCCGGAAAGTTGGACCATCAAGGCTAAGCTTTATCCGGAAAAGTTCGGCGGGCTGGGTCAGTTGCAAACCCTCTATCAGGCGCGGGCATCGGGGCGGCCGCAATACCTGATGCGCGGCGATGGCGCGGTGATGGGCTGGGTGGTCATTCTCGATGTGCAGGAACGCTCCACCTATCTCGATTCGAAAGGCGTCGGCAAAGTCATTGACGTGGATATCAGCGTCAAACGCTGCGGCAGCCATCGACCGCTTGATGGCTTTGACGATGGCCGAGACGGACGCGCTGTCATCCCCGCATTGCTCGGCACAATAGGTGACCTCGATGCCCGCACGTATGCAAATATCTTCGTAATACGCACCTTCGCCAGGGTCCAGAAACCGCCCCCAACGGCTTATGTCATAGACCAAGATCAGGTTGAAATCTGCCCGTCCTGAGTCCACATCGCTGAGCAGTTTTTGAAGACCCGTACGCCCGAAGATCGACAAGCCGCTCTTGCCCTCATCGACATAGGTCCTGACGATCTCAAGGCCGCGCTTGCTGGCGTAGTCGCAGATCTTGTCCGACTGGGTGTCGGTCGAATATTGCGGATGCTGTGTCGCCGTGCGCACATATAGCGCCGCCCGAAACTCGGTAACCTCACCACTTTCGCCCAACTCAGCCTCCGCCGTCCAATTCGGTTCGCCCGGACGTTTGCGTGTGTGGCGGTGGGTATCAAGTCGATACTTATGGATAGTTACATTCTATCAATGGCTTGCTGATCATTCAGCAGACATGATGCCCACCCGAGTGCGGCGCTCTGTTTCGCTTATCCGCTTGTCTTTGTTCGACTTTGAGCGATATATGGGTGCAAAGTTTCGATAGGGCGCAAGATGATGATTCACGATCCTGGCACAACATGGTTTTTAGCGCAGCTGAAGCCGAACTGCGCCAAGATCGCGGATAAGAACCTCGGTCGCCAGGGTTTCCGGACGTTTCTGCCGATGGAACAGGAAACGCGTCAGCGCAACGGTAAGTTTGTGACGGCCAACAAGCCGCTGTTTCCAGGCTATATCTTCGTGGCCCTTGATGTAACGCGTGGCCTTTGGCGCAGCGTCAACTCGACCTACGGCATCACCCGACTGGTGAGCTTTGGCAAAGACCCGGCGCCGGTGCCTCTTGATCTCGTGTCCCAGATCATGCTGCGCTGCGACGCTGATGGCAAAGTGCTGCCGCCCAAGCTGCTGAAGCCTGGAGATCAGGTCGCATTGAACACAGGGCCATTCGCCAATTTCGTGGCGGAGGTGGAGAAGATCGCACCCGATCGGCGCGTCTGGGTGCTGATGGAGATCATGGGCGGGCAGACGCGGGTTGCGGTTGGGGCAGACCAACTGCGGGCCATTTGAAACCAGACGCAGGCACAAGCGCGTATTTGAGGGGCAGATTTCATGAGACATGTTTTGGTCACGGGCGGAGCGGGTTACATTGGCTCCCATGCCTGCAAACTGCTGTCCAAACAGGGCTATGTTCCGGTGACCTTTGACAGCCTCGTGACAGGCTGGGCAAGTGCTGTGAAGTTTGGCCCCTTCGTGCAGGGCGATCTTCTCGACCGAGAGGCGCTGGATGCAGCCTTCGCCAAATACGAACCCGTCGCGGTGATGCATTTCGCAGCGCTGAGCCAGGTGGGCGAGGCTACGCGAGAACCCGGCCTCTACTGGCGCAATAATGTTCTGGGTTCGCTCAACTTGGTTGAGGCCATGGTTCAGGTTGGTTGCAAGCCTATGGTGTTTTCTTCGACTTGCGCCACCTATGGTGACCAAGATGGCGTGGTGCTCGATGAGCAAAGCGCCCAGATCCCAATAAATGCCTATGGCGCGTCTAAACGGGCGGTCGAAGAGATCCTGCGGGACTTTGGCGCCAGCCATGGGCTGGAGGCAGTGGTTTTTCGATATTTCAACGTTGCGGGTGCCGACGTTGAAGCCGAGGTGGGCGAGTGGCACCAGCCGGAAACCCATTTGATCCCAGTGATGATCGAGGCCGCAGCTGGCAAGCGAGAGGCCCTGACCATACACGGCACCGATTACCCTACGCCAGACGGCACATGCGTGCGTGATTATGTCCACGTGATGGATCTGGTCGACGCCCACATCAAAGGCCTTGAGTGGCTGCTAGAAGGCGAAGGCAGCCGGGTGTTCAACTTGGGAACAGGCACAGGCTTTTCGGTCAAAGAAGTCATCGCAGAATGCAAAGCCGCCACAGGGAATGACGTCCCGCACAGCTTTGGACCGCGCAGGGCAGGCGATGCGGCCGCACTGGTATCTGGCAGCAGGCGCGCTGCCGAGGAGTTGGGCTGGTCGCCCGAACGCTCGACGCTAAGGCACATGATTACTGACGCTTGGCGTTGGTATCAGACCGGCGGCTATTCTGGGTGATGCCCAAGGTTACCGATCTCGAATTTTCAACACAAGACGACGTTCAGAAAGATCCTCATATGAAACCCATTCGCAGAGCTGTATTTCCCGTTGCCGGTTTCGGCACCCGTTTCCTGCCAGCAACCAAGGCCATGCCGAAGGAGCTGTTGCCCATTGTGGACAAGCCGCTCATTCAATACGCGGCGGAGGAGGCGATCGCGGCGGGAATTGACACGCTGATCTTCGTGACGGGACGCAACAAGCGGGCGATCGAGGATCATTTCGACAGCAATCAAGAACTAGAAGCCGCGTTGCGGGCGAAGGGTAAGATTGAACAAGCCGAAATGGTACACAGTATCCTGCCGCAGGGCGTCGAATGCATCTTCGTGCGCCAGCCAGAACAGCTGGGCCTCGGTCATGCGGTGCTCTGCGCAGAACGCGCCGTCGGCAATGAACCATTCGCTGTTTTGCTGGCTGACGACTTTCTGACCTATGGAGGTGCGGGCGTGACCGCTGATCTCGTCAAAGGTTACGAAGCTTCAGGACGGACACAGCTTTCGGTCATGGAGGTGAATGGCCCAGACATCTCAAACTACGGCGTGGTGCGACCTGGCGCCACCACTGGCAGCGTCGCTGGTCTCGTGGAAAAACCGGACTTCGATCATGCGCCGTCAAATTTGGCCTCAATTGGCCGCTATGTGCTGACACCCGACATCTTCGAGATCCTGCGCGGCCAGGCTCCTGGCGCCGGCGGGGAAATCCAGCTGGCGGATGCGATCAATACGCAAGCAGCGGCGGGGCAGGTTGAAGCGGTGACGCTAAACGGGCACCGATTTGACTGCGGTTCAGTCAAAGGGTTCCTCGAGGCCATCATGCATGTGGCGAAGCGAGACGGATTGGTTTGAGTGTCAGCGCCCAGAAACTCGGTACGCCAACCTGCCGACCCATTCCTTGATGGCGATGTTCAGCACCTCGAGATTGGCAGCAAGGTTCCAGCCGATCCCTTCGCTGAAATCTCCGGTGCGGTAATCCACGGGGTGGGGGACAATTTCGCCCCATCCGGCAGCTTCAAAGCTGGCAAGCGCCCGCCCCATGTGAAACGCGCTGGTCACCAGTACCCAGATCTCGTCCGAGGCGGGGGCGGCGGCTTGAAAGGAGAGCGTGGCATTCTCAGCTGTATTGCGGGATTGATCCTCCCAAGTGATCTGATCGGGATCTATGCCAAGCGAAACGAAGAAATCCACCGCCACACTTGGAATGGCCGGACGACCGGCTAACGTGTTGCGCAAGCGCCCGCTGCCCCCAGAAAACACCAGCCGAGCGTTAGGATGCTTAATGGTGAGCGCAGCGGCAGCTGTCAGGCGCTCTGCCGCCTCATTGTACTGCGGCTGACCCCAAGCGGCAGTTGCCCGCGGGTCTTCGACGCCGCCGAGCACGACAATGCCATCGATTTGCACTGGTGCCACACGTGGCGGAAACTCACCTTCTAGCGGGCGCAGTAAGACCTCGCCAATGGGAAACATGCCGATCAGCAAGAGCACAGCCAGCGTCCCGACACCGCTCCGGCGCGCCAATCGCGGGCGCTCAAGAAATCCGCCCAATAGGCTCAACGCCATGCTGATGGCGAGCCAGGTCTCAACCTGCAAGGCCAACCCAACCAGTTTGGAGAGGATGAAAAACGCCGTGTCCATCGCGGCGTCGATCAGCTGCTACGTTGGGGCCGGACGAGGAACTGGCCAACCTTGGAGAGGTTCTTCAGCGCCAGCGTATGAAGGCCGCCAACGCGGTTGCGGCGGATGGCCAACATATCCTCTTCCATTTTCTGGCGAATCTTGGGCCAGTTGCGATTGCTCACACCGCCGACGCGCATTTTGTAGAGCACCTCGGGAATGTAGACCGATTTGCCCGTCGCCTGCGAAAAGTAACGCAAGATGAAGTCGTAATCCGCTGAGATACCGAAGTTTTGGTCATATGACCCAAGACGCTCGTAGATCTCGCGCCGCAGGTAAAGCGTGGGGTGGGCCGGCATCCAGCCATACTTCAAGCGCCGTGGATGGAAGGGTCCCGTTGACCAGTACCGGATGACCCGCGACGTGTCGGCTTGGGAGACATAGACCAAATCGCTAAATACCGCCTCGACCGCTGGATCTTCGAACGCCGCCGCAATCCGCGCCAGCACCCCGTTGTGAGCGAGAAAGTCGTCGCTGTGGAGGAAGCCGATCACATCCCCGGTGGCGTTCCGAATGCCCTTATTCAGGGCGTCATAGATCCCTTTATCAGGTTCGCTGATTGCCCGCATTCTGTCATGGGCAGCGTGCTTAATGGCTGTGAGCGATCCGTCATCCGATTTGCCTTCGATGACAAGGTGCTCGAGGTTGGGATACGTTTGTGCCGCAACGCTGGCGATGGCCTCGCCGACGGTCGCCTCCGAATTCCAAACCGCTGTGATGATAGAGAATTTCAAAAGCGGGGCTTTCAATGAGGTCTGGGTCAGTTCCTAGGTCAGATTCGTTTTCAAAATGTCCACCCGCCCTGCGAGCAAGACGGTAGGGTCGCGCGTGTCGACATGTAGCCGAGCAACCGGTTTGGTATCGTATGCTTCGAAACAGGTCAGGCTCATCCTTTGGCCCCTTGGTCGCGCGCGTAAACATCCTCATATCGAATGATGTCGTCTTCACCCAGATAGCTACCAGTCTGCACTTCGATCAGCACCATCGGCACCTTGCCGGGGTTCTCCATGCGGTGCACCGCGCCGAGCGGGATGAACACGGATTGGTTTTCGGTGATCAGTTGCACTGCGTCATCAATGGTCACCTTGGCGGTGCCCTCGACGACAATCCAATGCTCGGCACGATGATGATGGCTCTGGAGCGACAGCGCAGCGCCCGGATTGACGACGATGCGCTTCACCTGGAACCGGTTACCGACCACCAGGCTTTTGAACCAGCCCCAAGGCCGAAAATCGCGCGGATTGGTTTCGGCCTGTGCGACGCCGCGCGCCTTGAGTTGTTGCACCGCCAGTTTCACATCCTGCGCGCGGTCCTTATGGGCCACGAGAACAGCGTCGGGCATGGCAATGGCAACAATGTCCTCCAAACCGATGCCCACCAGTTGCTGACTGTCCGCTTCAGCGCGCAGCAACGTATTTCTGCAGTCAATCGCCGTGGCGGGCCCATGCGTGATCAGACCCTCGGCGTCAGGGCCACCGCCACGCCAGACCGCCACCCAGCCGCCCAGATCGGACCATACGCCGCCATAGGGCACGACGCTCAGGTTCTGCGCGTGTTCCATGACGGCATAGTCGATTGAAATATCTGCAAGCTTCTCCCATGGCCCCACTGCCAGCCGGGTGAAGCCAAGATCTGCCTCTGCTTCTGCATATGCGGTCTTTACCCCGGCCAGCATATCCGGTGCATGGGCGGCAAAGGCATCCAGAATAGCCGTGGTAGAAAACAGGAATATGCCAGCGTTCCACAAGTGCCGATCGTCGGTAAGCAAGCTGGCTGCAGTCGGGTGGTCGGGCTTTTCCACAAACGCGCGCAGGGACTGGGGAATTGGCGAAAATTCTGCGTCTGGTGCCTCTGACATCTCCAACCATCCGTAGCCGGTTTCCGGCCGGTCCGGACGGATGCCGAA